CAGCTGTTATCCAAATTGCTGGATGGACAGATGAGCGTGGTCTACTGATTGCTGCTAAGCCACGTAAACTTGTTGTTCCACCAAACCTAATGTTCGTTGCTACCAGACTCTTAGAGACTGAGGGACGAGTTGGTACGGCAGACAACGATATCAATGCACTTGCAAACAACGGTTCTATTCCAGAGGGTTACACAGTTAACCACTTCTTGACAGATACCGATGCTTGGTTCCTTACAACTGACGTACCAAATGGTATGAAGCACTTCGTTCGTGCGCCTATGGCGAACTCTATGGACGGGGACTTCGACACAGGTAATGTTCGTTATAAGGCTCGTGAACGTTATTCATTCGGGTGGTCTGATCCACTTGGTATGTTTGGCTCACAAGGCGCATAACAAAGCAACAAGGGAGGGGGGTTACAAGCCCCCCTTTTTTAATCTATACTGTACGTACTAGGATACATATAACTTATATCGACTGACCTAGCAGACTTAATAGAGACGATATAAGAAGTGCTATTACACGAAAGGATTTACAATGGCTACTACTACTTTTTCCGGCCCATTAAGAGTCGGTGATGCCCAAAAATCAACAAACGCTCAAGTTGCTGGTGCAGTTTCTTTAGTCGCAACAGCGTATATGGCTGATCCAACAGCAGCTACAACTACAGAACTTCGTAGAGGCTCAGCTGCAACAGGCAATTCTGCTCTTTCAGTTATTCTTCCTAAGAACGCTATCGTTACTTATATTGAAGTAGAAGCGGACGCTACAGGCGGTACAAACCCTACGTTTGACCTTGGTTGGATAGAAGTTAAAGCAGACACACCTGCTTCAGACCCTGACGGACTAATTGATAACGGCGATGCTGATGCAGGTCATACAGTATTTAATTTTGCTACAGCAACTGTAGGTAATGACTTTGGCTTCGTTATGAGTTCTGACTACCCAGTAAAAATTACTGGTGGTGTAGGTGCTTCTGCTGCAACTGGCGGAAATATCACCATGCGTATTCATTACCATGTATACGATACTACTTTCGGAACAGACGGTAGCGGATCTTAATTAGGAGAAGCTCATGCAATATGATGTAAAAGCTGCTTATCGAGCAGGGAGTGATGGCGCTTTAGTTACCGCTAGAACACGGATTAAAGGGGTTTTTTATTCTGTATCTACGGTGGGTACAGCCCCTATTTTCTACGATAATGCTTCCGCCGCTTCTGGTACTGCAGTACTTACATTGCCAGCCGACGTTGTGGGGCAACATACTGTGGATATTCCTGGTGAAGGTATTTTATGTGACAACGGTGTTTTCGTAGATATTAACGGGGCCGCCGCTGTTACGTTGTTTCACGGATAAACTGTGGGAAATTTTGACCTACCAAAGGCGCTGGCTAGTTTAGTTCCAGTTTTGCTGGCGGCTATGTGGTGGGTCATTTCTTCTATTGGTGAAATCCAGTCTGATATTCAACTGATTCGTGCCAATCAAATGCAGTTAATTAGCCCCCAAGGGGTAATTGTTCCAAGTCCGGGAAATGCCTTTGCTAGACAAGAACTCAAAGAAGAAATTCTAGAGCATATTCATGATCTTCAAGTTCGTGTCCATTTACTAGAAAGAAGTGACTAATGCGTAGAAAACTTAATAAAAAATCTATGGCTTGTAACAAGCCTAGAAGCACTCCAGGACATCCAAAGAAATCACACGCGGTAAAGGCTTGTGAGGGTGGCAAGGAAAAAATTATTCGATTTGGTCAGAAAGGCGCTAGTACAGCGGGGAAACCTAAAGCTGGTGAATCTGCACGTATGAAGGCTAAACGTAAATCGTTTAAAGCAAGACACGGTAAAAATATTGCAAAAGGTAAAATGTCAGCTGCTTATTGGGCTGATAAAGTAAAATGGTAGTATAACTTAACGAGGATTGATATGAGTAATTGTATGGGAAAGCGACCTAAAAAAATGTCTTCTGGTGGAGCTTCAAAAATAATAGCGAAGACTCCAAGTAAGGAGAATAAAGAGAAATTTGAAAAAGCTAGCGAACAAACACAAAAAGCTACTAAGTTTAAAAATTCAAAAATACTTGGCGTGTTTCCTCAATCTTCTCTGGATAAAAAACAAGCGGAATTATCAAGAAGAGAAGCAGTAAAAGAAATGAACAAAATTCCAAAAGAAGAACGCACTATGATGCAACTTCCAGAAGGATTAGCTAAAGGTGGTATGCCTATGGTTAAAAAAGGCGGGACAATGGTTCCTGCGTTTGCTGCTGACGGTGTAGGTAAAATGTCTTACGGCGGTAAAGTCAAGAAGATGTCTGATGGTAAGATGGTTACAAAGAAAAAGAAAACCACAAAAGTAGCAAAACGTAAAGGTGACGGTATTTGTTCAAGAGGTAAGACTAGAGGAAGGATGGTTTAGTCATATGTTTAAAAAACTAGGTAAACTTGCTGGCGGTATTGGGGCACCTGTAAAGGCTGTAGGTAAAGCTCTTGGTATTAAAGAGCTTAGTGGCGGTAATAAAATGGGGTCTGTAGGGCCAGGAAAAATGGCTTCTTTAATAAAACAGGCACAAGCTCAAAACGCACTTCAAGAAGGACAAGCTAGAGTAGCTCCTGTAAAGGCTGCTGGTATGAAAAAAGGTGGTAAAGTCAAGAAGGGTTACCACAAGATGCCAGACGGTAAGATAATGAAAGATTCGGAACATAAGAAAACAGCTAAATCAAAAACTAGCTCTGCTTCTAAACGTGCCGATGGTATTTGTAAAAAAGGTAAGACTCGCGGAAGAATGTGCTAATGCCTGCTAAAACTAAGAAACAAAAAAAGTTTATGGAAGCTGTGGCTAACAACCCCAAATTCGCTAAGAAAGTCGGGGTTCCTCAGTCTGTAGGTAAAGAGTACACCAGCACTAAAAAGCGTACGAAAAGGAAAGCGACATGATGCCTTCTCGTGGAATGGGTAGTATAAACCCTAAAAAGATGGCTTCTGGAGGAAAGACTACAAAGAAGAAAAAGTCTGAATCTAAAGTCAACGAAGCGGGTAATTACACCAAACCAGGACTACGTAAGCGTATATTTAACAGTATTAAAGCAGGTGGTAAAGGTGGTGCTCCAGGGCAATGGAGTGCTAGAAAAGCTCAGATGTTGGCTAAAAGATACAAAGAAGCTGGTGGGGGCTACAAGTCGTAATGGCCCTCGCTAAACCACAAAAAAGTCTTAACTCTTGGACTAAACAGAAATGGCGCACTAAAAGTGGAAAACCGTCAACACAAGGTGCAAAAGCAACTGGGGAGCGTTATCTCCCAGAGAAAGCTATTAAAGCGTTATCGGATAAAGAATATGCAGCAACTACAAAAGCTAAACGTAAAGCAAAAGCCTCTGGTAAACAGGTTGCTAAACAACCTAAAAAGATTGCTAAAAAAGTAAGAAAGTATAGAAAGGTTACATGATGGCGACTACTCCAGGAATTAAAACTAAGCCTAAAATTCGTAAAGCTCCGGTTAAACAAAAAGTTACAGCAACAAGTCCGGTAGTCTCCCAAACCCAAGCACAACTTGACGCACACGAAAGAGAATGTGCTGCTCGATATTCTTCTGTTCTTGATAAACTAGGAGCATTAGATAAACGTATGTTTCGTATGGAAGCACTGCACATGGCATCCATTATTGCTGTTATTGGGCTAGTTTTAGCCACACTTTTGAGATAAATATGACTACATCAGGTACAAGTACATTTAACCTCGACCTTAATAGCCTTGTAGAAGAGGCGTTTGAGCGTTGTGGTGCGGAGTTACGCACGGGGTACGAGATGCGTACCGCTCGTAGGTCTCTAAACTTACTAACTATAGAATGGGCTAACCGTGGCATTAATTTATGGACGATCGATCAAGGTAGCATCGCACTTACGCAAGGTACTGGTACTTATAATCTTCCTCTCGATACTATTGATTTGCTAGATAGCGTCATCCGAACGGGTACTGGCACAAACCAAAACGATATAAACATTACTAGAATTAGTTCTTCTACATACGCATCCATACCTAATAAAAACTCTGAAGGTAGGCCGATACAAGTGTGGGTAGACAGACAGTCAGGTGCAACAGACCCCACAGATGGCATTGTATATCCCACGATAAATGTATGGCCTGTTCCTAATAATGCTACATATACCTTTGTATATTGGCGGTTACGTCGTATCCAAGATGCTGGTAACGGGGTGAATACTGAAGATATTCCGTTTAGATTCTTACCATGTATGGTTGCGGGGCTAGCTTACTATTTATCGTTAAAGCTACCTGAAGCTATGAATCGAATTGAGATGTTGAAATTAGCTTACGAGGAACAATGGAATTTTGCTTCAACTGAGGATAGAGAGAAGGCTTCTCTAAGGTTAGCGCCTCGGCAAATGTTTTATTAAGGCTAAATATGGCTAATAAATTTGCTTCTGGCAAAAACGCGATAGCAGAATGTGATCGTTGCGGTTTTCAATATAAACTCAAGCAGTTAAAAGAGTTAACCATAAAAACCAAAAATGTTAACATTTTAGTGTGTCCTACTTGTTGGGAACCGGATCAACCACAGAATCAGTTAGGTATGTATCCTGTAAATGATCCACAAGCGTTACGTAATCCTAGACCAGATAATAGCTATGAACAGTCTAGAGATATACAATGGGGGTACGACCCAGTAGGGCTAAATAACCCATTAGGACTAAGTGGTCTTGAAGATGATTTAGAAGGTGATGGACAAGTAGGAACTGTAACGATAACAACTAGTTAAGGAATTAATATGAAAGATACAGGAAAATTTAAACAGCCCCAACCAGTGCCTGTACCAAATGTAGATGGGTACCCAAACAATGTAGCGAATACTCAGACACAAAAAACTCGTGGTACTGGGGCAGCTACTAAAGGAACTGGACATAGCAAAAAGATGGGCTAAATGAACTACGCTACTTTATTTGAGACTATTCAGGCTTACGCCGAAAACACGTTTCCCAGTACGTCTGTAAACGATACTTCTTCCTCTGCCTCTACTTTTACTGGTAAAGAGCAGATTGATACGTTTATACGGCAGGCTGAGCAACGTATTTATAACGTCGTACAATTACCTGACTTACGTAAAAACGTTACGGGTACGCTAACTACTAACAACAAATATTTAAGTGTTCCGTTAGATTGGCTATCTACGTTTTCTCTAGCTGTTATTGCTGCTGATGGTAGCCAGACGTTTCTTTTAAACAAAGACGTTAACTTTATTCGGGAATCATTTCCAGACCCTACAGCAACAGGTGTTCCGACACATTACGCTATTTTTGATGACACTTCTTTTATTCTTGGCCCTACACCAGATAATACTTATTCTGTTGAATTACATTATTTTTATTATCCAGAGTCAATTGTAGATGCAGGTACATCGTATCTCGGAGATGATTTTGATTCTGTACTTTTGTATGGTTCTTTGATGGAAGCTGCTACTTTTATGAAGGCGGAAGCGGACGTAATAGGTGAATATCAAAAACGGTATGATGAGGCATTAGGATTAATTAAGATGCTTGGTGACGCTAAAAATCGCCAAGATATGTATAGAACCCCACAAGTAAGGTACCCAGTTAAATAATATGCAAACCGAATCGCTTTCTTTTTTACTAGGTGGAGATGGTATAACAGTTGCTACTACAAATGGTCGTGGTTTTACGCCAGAAGAAATAGCAGAACGTGCCCTCGATAAAATTATTTCTGTGGGGTCGCAATCACATCCTGCAATTAGGGATCAAGCAGAAGCATTTAGAGCGCAGATTAAACAAGTTTTAATTTTTTATTTACACGAGGCTGTAAAGTCTCACAACGTAACTCTGGCTAACAAGCTCACCAACGCAGGTTATTCAGAACTTATATCAATCTTAGATTCATAAGGAGCCAATCATGGCAATTTCACAAGCAATGTGTACTTCTTTCAAAGCTGAACTTATGTTAGCTGTACATGATTTTCGTGTAAGCACGGGAGACACGTTTAAGCTAGCGCTTTATACTTCTTCAGCTACAATTAATGCTAACACTACAGCATACACTACTACTGACGAGACAACTGGTACTAACTATACCGCTGGTGGCGCAAATTTAACAAACACTGGTGTTTCAAAGACAGAAACTAGTGTAACCGCTGGTACTGGTTTTACAGACTTTAGTGATCTTACGTTTTCTAATGTAACAGTTACAGCGCGTGGCGCTCTTATCTACAACAACACCCCATCAGCAAACGGTATTTCTGGTGCGGTTCCTAATGCTGCGGTTGCAGTTTTAGATTTTGGTGCAGATAAGACATCTACCGCTGGGGACTTTACAATTATCTTCCCAACAAACGACGCAACAAACGCTATTATTAGGATTGCGTAAATGGCTCTTGTCGTAAAAGATAGGGTCAAAGAAACCAGCACGACAACCGGAACTGGCACGTTAACATTAGCTGGTGCGGTTGCTGGGTTCCAAGCGTTTTCTGTACTTGGTGACGGAAATACAACTTACTACACTATTGTGTCTGGTACTGATTGGGAAGTAGGTATTGGTACGTACACGGCTTCAGGAACAACGCTAAGTCGAGATACTATACTAGGGTCATCAAACTCTGGTAGCGCAGTTAATCTTGGTGCTGGGGATAAAGACGTATTTTGTACTTACTCAGCCGAAAAATCTGTTTACGAACAAGCGGACAATAAAATCAACGCTTCTAGTGGAGTTGTTAGTGGGGCGTTATTTGAAAACCCAACAACAATAGCAACTAACTATACCGTTGCTACTGGAAACAACGCGCTTACTGCCGGGCCTATAACAGTTAATAGTGGTGTTTCAGTAACAGTCCCTAGTGGCTCAAGATGGGTGGTGATCTGATATGGCTATTACTTTAGACGGCACGAATGGTATTAACTCCTCTGGTGTAATTGTTGCGCCTGATGGGTCTGCTTCTGCTCCAGCGATTACGAATGATGGAGATACCAACACAGGCATCTTCTTTCCTGCGGCTGACACCATAGCCTTTGCAGAAGGTGGGGCAGAGGCCATGCGGATTGATTCGTCTGGACTGGTTGGGATTGGGACGAGTTCTCCAGGAACAAAGCTTCATGTTCAAAGCAGTTCATCGGAAAATCAACGTACATTACGCGTGGCTTACGATGGAACATACTATGCTGATATTGCACAGGCAGGAGCAGCAGGGCTTTATTATCGTACCTTTGGTGGTCTAAACCACGTTTGGGAATCTGGTGGCACAGAACGTATGCGTATCGACGGCAGTGGTAACGTGCTGGTGGGGACGACAAGCACAATCGGAAGTGCCACAGGTGTTCTGCAAGTAAAAGGTGCTGCAAGTCAAAACGCAATGCAATTGCAAATCGGCACTAACGGAAACAACGGTATTCTTTTTTATAACGCCTCTGCGAGTGCGATTGGTTCAGTTGTTGTGAATAGTAGCTCTGTTGCCTACAACACATCATCAGACTACCGCCTTAAAGAAAACGTAGTAGAAATTACTGACGGTATAGATAGAGTTAAGTTACTTAATCCTTCACGGTTTAATTTTATTGCAGATTCTGACACAACTGTTGATGGCTTTTTAGCACATGAAGTACAAGAAGTAGTCCCTGAGGCTATAGCTGGCGCTAAGGATGCTACTAAAGAAGAAGAGTACGAAGTAACACCTGCTGTATTAGATGATGATGGTAATGTAGTTACAGAAGCAGTAATGGGAACTAGAACTGTCCCAGACTATCAAGGAATTGACCAGAGCAAGCTAGTACCGTTATTAACAGCAGCATTACAAGAAGCAATTACTAAGATTGAAGCACTTGAAGCAAGAGTTACAGCATTG